GATTTTGGCGCTAGTAGCATACTCAATTCAAGTTCAAAATCTATGAATACAACAGAATGGCAACTAGAAGTTGGCTCAGTCGCAACTGCCTTCTCTCGCGCTGGCGGAACACTCCAGGGGGAGTTAAATGCCTGTATGAGATACTACTATGTAAGCGATGCTACTGTCCTTTGGTGGGGCAATGTAACCAATGCCACAAATTATTATGGAAACTGGTATTTCCCAGTGCCTATGCGTACAGCACCTACAGTTACAACTACTGATGTTTCAAATACAAATTTCAACTCTGGTGCGCCATCAACAACTGTCGTAGGCAAATTTAGTTTTTGGGCTTTCAAAGGCGCAAACGCAACTGGAACAGGTAATTATCAGTTTACATACACAGCAACGGCGGAACTATAATGAAATATGTTTATGAAGAAATAACAGACGAACTTGGTGGCAAAATGATAAAGCGCACCGATGAAAATGGTTTGGTTGCTTGGATACCTTTGGATGAAGGCAATAGCGACTATCAGGCATACCTCAATAAAGACACACTCCCATCCAACTCTTCTACACCACAGGCAGGTAACTAATGAGCAGAGCGCAATTAACCTCAACGGTTGAGCAGAACACAGGTGGGGCAGTAGCTCCGTTCCTTGCGGGAAAGAACAAAATCATCAACGGAGATTTTTCCGTGACGCAGCGTGGAAGTTCATTTTCATCAAATGCTTCATACACGCTAGACCGTTGGTATATGATTTGGGATGGTAGCGGGGCTACTCGCGCAGTTTCTCAACAAACCTTTGTTCCAGGAACTGGTTACGCATCAGGTGATAGCATTACCGCTTCAGCGCCAGTTGGATTTTATGGCGCAAATTTTCTTCGCTACAATCAATCGGTTGCTGGCTCAGGCGGTACATATTCTGTATTTCAACAAAAAATTGAAGATGTTCATACTTTTGCAGGACAAACGGTAACATTTTCTTTTTGGGCTAAAGCATCATCAACTGTTTCATTGGGAACTTATTTGAACCAAAATTTTGGAACAAGTGGAAGCAGCGATACAAACACAAGTATAGTTTATCAAACCGTTACAACCGCTTGGCAAAGATTTGCAATTACTATCTCTGTTCAATCCATTAGTGGAAAAACTATTGGAACAAACAGTTTTTTGATGGTTCCTTTTGTTATGCCGTTAAACTCTACATTTACTATTGATATTTGTGGCGTTCAACTAGAGGCTGGCTCAGTAGCCACTCCATTTACCACCGCCAGCAACACACTCCAAGGCGAGTTAGCCTTGTGCCAACGGTACTTCTGGCAAATTAGTTCGGCAAATATTGACCGTGTAGCGGCTCAAGCAATTTCCTCAACTCGTGCTTTTGGCCCATTGCCATTGCCAGTAACTATGCGTACTGCTCCAAGTTATTCTTTTGCTGCTGCATCTAACTTTGGCTTGATTAACTCATCTGGTGGAGTTTTGACTTGCACAACAGTAAGCATTGCAGCCCAAGCAACCAATATGGTGACACTTGATTTCACAAGTTCGGGCGGCGGTTTAACTGCTGGAAACGCTACTGCTTGTTGGTTCCAAAGCACATCATCCACAATAGCCTTATCTGCGGAGTTATAAAATGGTTCAATATCAAGTCATTCCAGCCGATTCTGAATTGGCTACCCCTGAAAAAATTATCCGTATTGATGAAGATGGTCAAACTTGGGGCATCCCTACCGACCCAACCAATAGCGATTATCAGGCTTATTTAGCCACACTTGCAGCCAACTCTGCACCTACGGCCTAACCTGCTAATCTAGCATTGGGGCAACTGCCTCAAATATAAAAAAACAAACAAAGGAAAACCAAATGTACGATAACAAGCAATTCAGCCAAATCTCTAAGATGGTAGAACTAAATATCATTGATGTCCACGAAGCCCGCAGACTACTCAAAGTAGATGACTGGTTAGCGGAACTTTCAGCCAACTCTGCGCCTACGGCCTAGTAGGGTGTAGGCTAGAAACTAGGAACCACCGTATCTACCTCGGTAGATTCAAGACCGCTTGACGGTAATGCTGGATAGTCCGACCCGCCACCTGCGAGTGCATATCGCAGTCCAGCCCCCTGAAGGTGTAAGGTATTTCCTACCTAGAAGGGGGTATGGCAAATGGCTGGAATTACAATCGGGGCTACAAGACTTGGCAAGTGCGCTATTGATGGTTGCGAAAGCAAGGCAGACAATATGTACACAATGTGGCTAAGGTTCTGCGACTCACACAATCCTCAAATAACAGTTGATAGCAATAAAACTTGGCACATCAAAGCGCCTAAATTGCCAACTGATTTGGGGGCTAACTTGACTGAGAGTTTGCCTGAATAATGTGGGCAATCCGTGAGGCAACGGCAGATGACCTGCCAGCCATAGCCGAAATAGAGGCTCAGGTCTATACCGTTGAAGGCCCTTGGTCATTAGCCGATTTCCAAACCGACTATGCCCTTCCCGACAGGTGCTACCTAATTGCCGAAGATGAAGGCAGAATCATTGGCTACGCAGCCGCATTTGCAGAAAACGATACGGTTGATTTGACGATGAACACCGTACTTCCTGAATACCGCAAGCAAGGGATTGGCACACAGTTTCTCATCAAGCGACTTGAGTGGGCTGGCAATCGCAAGGTTGTCTTGCAGACTCGTATGGATAACACCACCGTTCAGCAGATGTACGCCAAGTACGGCTTCAAGCCAACGCAGGTTCTTGAAGATTTCTACCCTAACGCAGTAGCGGCGTTGGAGATGGTACGAGAACACTCCACCGAGAGTTAGTACCTGTTACCCTTAAGGCATGGAACTCGTACCCCTTGAGGAAATTTATAGGCAGTTGAAAAACCGCTATGACACCTCGGGTTTTAGTCCGTATGTGATCCGTACCGATTGGCAGATTATTCGGCGCATAGGCGTACATCCTGCGCTTGCTACTGTTCAGGATCTTGAGAAGGTGGTCTTATCGGCTACCAAGCAAAGCACCAAGGCAAACTATGTTTCCCGGCTTCGCTCAATCTATAAGCACTTGAACAAGATGAACCTTATCAACGGCAATAACGCTGCTGAGGATCTTCCTAAAGTTAAATCTGGTCGCGGCGTACCTAAGCCAGTCACACAGGCTGAATTTGATAAGTTGATGGCAGAAGCCACGCAACCTTACAAAGATTGGTTCATGCTTGGCGGTCTAGTCGGACTGCGAGCGCATGAGGTAGCCAAGATCGAAGGCGCTGACTTGATTGAAGATAACGGCGGGTATTCGCTACGGGTTGTCGGTAAAGGCAAGACTGATCTTGTAGTACCAGTAGCCAAGAAAGTTGCCGAGATGATTCAATCTCACGGCACTTTAGGCAAACTATGGGAAGTGACACCTAATACCTTTTCTAAAAAGGCTGCTAACGAGATGCGCCGAATCCTTGGGCCAAACGCTAAGCATTTTCACTCTCTGCGCCATTACTTTGCGACTACGATGCTTGAAAAATCCAACGGTGATCTACTAGCCGTGAGAGATCTAATGCGCCACTCATCGGTAGCCACAACGCAGGTTTATACCCAACTATCACAGGACAAGACACGATCACTTGTGAACTTGATAGAGTAGCCTAATGAACTTAGTCCAAAAGGCGGTTGGGCATGGGGGCAAGTTAGCCCCAATAGCAATACCTAATACTTTTGGGGGAATGAACCCCTCAGTATTTATTGACTCTGACGGCGATATCCTCGTCAATGTCCGGGTAGTCAATTACATTCTTTACCATAGCGAGAACAAGCAACTCTACCCTTCAAACTGGGGGCCGCTTGCCTATCTTCATCCTGAGAAGGATCAGCGCCTAGTCACCGAGAATTACCTCGTTCGCCTCAATAGCGATCTAGTAATGACCGACTGCACCAAGGTTGAGATGCTTAACCTGCATCAGCCTATCTGGGAGTTTGTTGGGCTTGAAGATGCTCGCCTCGTTATGTGGAATAACACATATTGTCTGATTGGCGTTCGGCGCGATACCACAACTAACGGCGTGGGTCGTATGGAACTAACCAAAATCACGCTAGATAAAGAGAACTGGGTTGCCAAGGAAGTTGATCGCCAGCGAATCCCGGCTCCAGCGCCAGATACCTCGTACTGCGAGAAGAACTGGATGCCTATTGTTGATCGCCCTTATCATTTTGTTAAGTGGTCTAGCCCTGTTGAAGTGGTCGAGTTTGACGGCACAGAAACCAAACAAGTTAGCGTTCGCCAAGGAGTTCAACCGCCTAAAGATCAGCGCGGAGGATCTCAACTCATACGATGGGGCAACTGTTACATCTCAATAACCCATGAGGTTGATCTTTTCAAAAACTATCTTGACCAGAAAGACGGCATCTATCGCCACAGGCTTTGTGTCTATGACGATCAGTTAAACCTTGTCGGTTTATCTAAAAAGTTCTCGTTCCTAGATTTCAGGATTGAATTCTGCGTAGGAATCGCCGAATATGAAGGCGATCTACTAATTAGTTTTGCCGTTGCCGATAATGCCGCGTTTGTGTTACGCACACCACGCGCTATTATTGAGGATCTAATAGCGGAGGCGCTTGATGCTTGATGAACTAATCTATGCACTATCTAAAGATCCCTTTGATCCTAAACTCAACTTTGATGTTGCCATTGAGTATGAGAAGGCAGATCAGATAGCGAGCGCAGTTTCCTTTTATCTACGCACCGCAGAATATGGCAAAGAGTGGGGCGATCTTTATGTCTATACCTCGCTGCTTAAACTTGCCAAATGCTTTAACGATCAGACTGACCGCCTAACAACTGTTGAAACTTGCCTCATGCAAGCAATCGGTTATGACCCTGATCGCCCAGAAGGTTTCTTCCTCTTGTCGCAGTTCCACGAACGCCAAGGCAACTGGCGCAAGGCGTGGGTTTATTCGCGTATAGGTCAGAATGTGGCTAACGATGATTTTGGGTTCAGCCCACTACCTGCCGATGTTGGCTATGTATCGTATGCTCTAGAGTTTGAAGAAGCAGTAGCAGCATGGTGGTTAGGTCGCAAGCAAGAATCTATTGATATCTTCAACGAACTACTTCGCTTGGATATATCTGACGAGTACCGCAACGCGATAGAGGCGAACCTTGCCGTTATTCTTTGATATTGGCGCTAACCGGGGCGATGCTACGGTTGCTGCGCTCGCTCAAGGTTACGATGTAATAGCCGTAGAACCTTCGCGGATTTATGCAGATCTTGTTAAAAATTTTATTTACGAAACTCGCGTAACCCCTATCAAGTTCGCCGTATCTGATAAAGATAACGAGCGCGTGGAGTTCTACGAGGCGCAGGAAGATGGACTAAGCACCTTAAACAAGGAATGGCTAACTTCCCCGGATATGCCATATAACGGCAAGCCATTTAGAACTATATACGCCAACACCATCACGATAGACACCCTCGCCAACATCTACGGCGAGCCTGATCTCATCAAGATAGATGTTGAAGGCGCTGAGTGGTCAGTATTCAAGGGCATGATCTGTAAATACAAGATGCTTACCTTTGAGTGGACTCAGGCAACGATAGACGAACACCAGAAGCAACTACATTACCTAGCGGCTCTTGGATATACGCAGGTTGCACCGCAGTTCATCGTCAATCACTTAGAACAACCCGATAAGTGGTATGACATAGATCAAGATTTATGGGCTTGGCGAGATGCACACGCTAAGGCTTGGGAAACAGATGGATGGAAAATCGCAGGACTAAGACCAACCGCAGATGTAGGAATGATCTGGGTTAAATGATAAAGGAGAATAGATGGGCTTGTTAGATCGCCTAGCCGCTAAGGTAGCGGAGCAGATTACTAAAGCGCCAACACTTGCGCCTTCAGCCTCTCCAGTCAATGTTAATGCTTTAACTAGCACCGATACTCAGCATTACAACGCTGACCCTATGTATCGTGATCCTATTCTCGGTAGCGCACCATTTCCTGCTGCCGTTCCGCTATTTCCTAACGCGATCAACCCGCTCAACCCACGCACTAACCGCGCTGATCCACGCCGTTACGAGTTCTTGGTTGCTCAGAACATCAACCTTTTTGAGAACCGCCTCGTACCATTTAAGACTCTTCGCGTAGCCGCAGATCAGATTGATATTCTTCGCCGTTGTATTGAAGTTCGCAAGGCTAAACTCACAGGGCTTGATTGGGATATCGTTCTTTCAGATTCGGCTACTGAACGCATTATCGCTGAGGCTGGTGGCAATCACCTACGCGCTATGGCTGATGCCCGTGAAAAGTTTGCACCTGAGATTGCTCGCCTTCGCAAGTTCTGGGAAACCCCTGACCCTGCTAATGGACTTACCTTCGTTGATTGGCTAGGAATGGCGATCGAGGAGATGGATGTTCTTGATGCGCTTGCTATCTGGCCTCAAGCAACCATCGGTGGCGAGATTCGCGGATTGCAGATTCTTGACGGATCAACCATCAAGCCACTTCTTGATGATCGCGGTATGCGCCCAGATCCTTCAGTTGGCCCTGCTTACCAACAGATTCTCTTTGGCTTCCCACGCTCTGAATTCCACGCACCAGTAGATGATGAAGATGCAGATGGTGAGTTCTCAAGCGATGAACTTGCTTACCTCATCCGCAATCGCCGCGCTAACTCAATCTGGGGATATTCACCAGTAGAGCGCGCTCTTCCAATGGCAGATATCTACCTTCGCCGCCAGCAATGGATCAAGGGCGAGTTCACAGATGGCGTAATGCCTAAGTCATGGCTTGAACTTCCAGAATCAGCCAACCTCACACCTGAGCAGATTCGCTACTACGAGAACATCTACAACGATGAACTTGCAGGGCAGACCGAGCAGCGTAACCGTATGCGTATGCTTTTGCCGGGCGGCGTTCTCAAGTTTGAAGAAGGCTACTCAGAAAAGTTCTCTGATCGCTTAGACGATTACCTCATCACCTCGATCACAGGACACTTTGGCGTTCTTCCTACTGAACTTGGATTCTCTGCCAAGACTGGTCTTGGTGGTTCAGGTCATCAGCAGGGCGAGAAAGAAGCCGCAGAAGCAATCGGTATTACCCCAACTGCTAAGTGGCTCTCTCAGCAACTCTCAGCCCTTTCCTATCGCTGGTTGGGTATGCCACGCGAACTTGAATTCCGCTTGTCATCAAGCGATGCCACAGATAACGAAGATTCAGCCAAGCGCGATGACCTCAAGAAGCGTTCTGCTGGTATAACCGTCAATGAATGGCGCGATGACAACGGATTGCCTCTTATTGACACTCCAGAAGCCGATATGCCATTCCTCGTAGCAGGTCAGTCAGTCTTTATGTTCACCCCAGATGGCGTAGTCGCTGCTGGAACCTCACTTGATGAAAGTGGTCAGCAAGATGGCGAGCCAAGCGCAGCAGAAGCGCCTGAAGCACCTGAAACTGCCGAACCAAAGGCTGAGCCAGCACAAGAAGAAGTTAAGAAGTTTATTCGTTGGGTCAATCGCGGAACCGCTACTCGCCCATTCAACTTTGAACACCTAGACCACGCTTACGCCGAGGTTCTAAACAAGTTCATTGATGCGAAAGACCTTGACGGCGCTCGTTGGTACGCTGAACGCTATTTGGGGTTGTAATGGAGTGGCATGGCGCGTTAGTGCGCCTATCTGCTAAACACGCAGAACAAATCCGCAAAGGGTTTAGAAGCGCATTTAACGCCGATGACATTACTGAGGCGTTCTTTAACGCTTTTCTTGGTCACACCGAGGTAACAAATCAGCAAGCAAGAGATTGGGCGCGGGTTCATATCACGCCTAACAAGGCTGCACTTACTGCATCCCTTACACCGATTTATGCAGATGGTTGGGTTTTAGGTAAAACCGCAGCAGGGGTAATGATTAACCAACGCCTTACAAAAGCAGTAACACCTGTTTCTAATGTTGGCGTAGTTGATTGGAACACTTGGACACCCGGCAACTCTGCTGCTGCCGCCCTAGTCAATCCTGCTGGCGGCTTGCAATCGCTCTTAGATGCTCGCGGTATTACGATTAACGGCATTACCAACACTTCATTAGACAGAATTGGTACGGTTCTTGGCAACGGTCTTGCTGACGGAACCACGCCTAGAGAAATTTCCCGCCAACTTAACGATGTTATTAACGATCCTCAGCGCGCGCTAACCATCGCCCAGACTGAAATGAGTCGCGCAGTAGTTCAATCAGAACTCGCCCAGTACGCAGATTCAGGCGTTGAGATGGTCGAATGGCTTGTGGCTGATCCTTGCGAGGATTGCCAAGTCAATCTTGATGCTTCCCCTATCTCCATTGACGAGGATTGGCCTAATGGAGATGCCCCAGTTCACCCTAACTGTATGTGCGATATAGGCCCTTATATCTCAGATACTTCATCTGCTACCGCCCCTACTGAC